GAGTAAGACACTATATGTGCCAGACCACATTGCTAAAAAAAGAAAAATAGAAAAACAGGGTGATTTGCAAAAAGCTTATGTTGCCCCTGAAATAAAGCAACTAGATCCTAGCAAACTTGAAAGTAACCTTTTAGATAAACTCCCACAGCCTACAGGTTGGCGTATTTTGCTCCTTCCTTATCAAGGGCAGAAACAAACTTCAGGAGGGATTCTTGTTCCCGATGAAGTCAGGGAAAGGGAGGCTTTGGCTACAGTTTGTGGGTATGTTTTAAAAGTGGGTCCTCTTGCTTACCAAGACCCTAATAAATTTGGCGAGAATGAAGATCCTTGGTGTAAAGAAAAGGATTGGGTAATTTTCGGCAGATATGCGGGAAGTAGATTCAAGATCGAGGGAGGAGAAGTCCGCATTCTCAATGATGACGAGATAATTGCTCGCATCGGAAACCCTGATGATATTTTGCACATTTAACCATGGAGTGATTCATGCCTGAGGCAGTAAAAGAAAAACCTGAAGAAAATGATGAGGTAGAGGTAGAAGTCCTTGACTCTGATGATAATAACGAAGTTGTAGAAGAGGTTACAACTGAAGAACCTGTTCAAGACACTAAGAGGGAGGCTTCTGAAGATGAACTTGAAAACTATAGTGAAAGCGTTAAGAAAAGAATTAGCAAGCTTACCGCTAAAATGCGAGAAGCTGAAAGAAGAGAGCAAGCGGCTCTGCAATTTGCTCAATCCGCTAAAAAAGAGTTAGATGAAAATAAACAAAGAGCACAATCTTTAGATAGTTCTTTTGTTCAAGAGTTTGAAAACAGAGTAAAGTATCAAGATGAAGTTTATAAGCAACAATTAAAAGATGCTATAGATCGTGGAGATATTGATGCTCAAGTACAGGCTCAGAAAAATTTAGCTGAGGTAGCTTCTCATACAGAGCGATTAAATGTTGTAAAACAACAACAGGCACGTCAAGCTCAACAAGTAGAACAGGCTAAACAAGCCCCTCAACCCCAAACTCCTCCACAAGCTGTTTCTGATCCTAAAGCTCAAGCATGGGCTTCACGAAATGAATGGTTTGGATCTGATGAGCCTATGACTCTTACTGCTTTTAGTATTCATAAAACTCTTGTAGAATCAGAAGGTTATGATCCTCATAGTGATGATTATTATGCAGAAATAGATCGTCGGATTAAAGATGAATTCCCCCATAAATTTAACAATACACCACGTTCGTCTGGTCCTGTTGTTGCTTCCGCTAATCGTGGTGGACAAAGAAAAGGCAAACAAAAAGTCCAATTAACGAAATCAGAGGTTGCAATCGCTGATAAACTTGGTGTATCTTATGAACAATATGCGAGACAAAAAGCTCGTATGCAGAATACGTGAGGAAAAAACTATGAATGAAAGAAACCCACGCTCCTCCCAAACTAGGGAAAAAACTGTCCGCAAAAAAGAGTGGACACCTCCGTCTCAATTAGACGCTCCACCACCTCCTAAAGGATTTGTTCATCGGTGGGTCCGTGAATCTGTTATGGGCTTTGATGACAAGAAAAACCTTTCTGCTCGGCTCCGCGAAGGCTTTGAACTAGTTCGTGCTGATGAGTACCCCGAATTTGAAGCTCCAACCGTCCAAGACGGGAAACATGCAGGTGTTATTGGAGTTGGTGGTTTAGTACTCGCAAGAATCCCTGAAGAGACAGTAGGTCAACGAAAAGATTACTTCCGAGGTCAAACTCAAGACCAAATGGATGCCGTTGACAACGATCTTATGAGGGAACAACATCCATCCATGCCTATTAGCAAACCTGATAGGCAATCTCGTGTAACCTTTGGATCTGATAAAGGGTCCGAATAATTTTTAGGAGACTAATCCATGGCGAATACTGATTCCCCTTTTGGGTTGAGACCTCATAATAAATTAGGGTCATCACCGAACGGAAATGGTTTAACGCCTTACAAAGTACAAATCAATGGAACAGCAGGATCTTCCAGTGCCATCTATCAAGGTGACATGGTTATTCCTCTTGCCAATGGACTTGTAGACGTAAGTGCGGCAGACGGAGGTTCGGTGGCGATTCTAGGTGTTATGGCAGGGTGTCAATATACTGACTTGACAGGTAAACCTGTTTTTACCAATAACTATCCTGGAACAAGTTCATTGAAATCAGGCACAGAAGCAACTGTGTTTGTTTATGATGATCCACATCAGGTTTATGAAATTCAATGCGATGCTAGTTTAACAAACTTAGTGACAGCTACCGCTTTAATTCATGGAAACGCTGAAGGAACTGGTTTTGGCTCTGAGACAGCAAATGGAATCTCAAGTGGTGAGATTTCTGTTGCCTCTGCAGGAGCTACAACTGCTACCGATAACTTCAGGGTTCTTGGTTTTAAAGATGTAGATAGCATTGATTATGCTTCCGCAGGAGTTGTAGCTTTAGTTAAACTAAATCTACCCTTCCACGTTGCCACCACTGGTCTATAAGGAGATAAGATATGGCTATAGCAAGATCCCAACTCCTTAAAGAATTAGAGCCTGGATTAAACGCTCTATTCGGACTGGAGTACGACAGGTATGATAATGAACATGCCGAAATATACGAAACCGAATCCTCAGATAGAGCATTTGAAGAAGAGGTAATGTTAAGTGGCTTCGGAGCCGCTCCTGTAAAAGGAGAGGGTCAAGCCGTGTCATTTGACATAGCAAATGAGTCTTTTACGGCTCGATATACACATGAGACAATAGCTCTAGCGTTTGCGATTACTGAAGAAGCTGTAGAGGATAACCTCTATGACCGACTTAGTTCTCGTTACACTCGTGCTTTGGCTCGGTCTATGTCAAATACTAAGCAAGTCAAAGCCGCCGCCGTTTTGAACAATGCTTTTGATAGCACTGTGACATATGGAGACGGAAAAGAACTTTGTGCAACAGATCACCCTACTAATGGTGGTGGTTCATTGCGTAATGAGCTTAGTACCTCTGCTGACCTTAACGAAACATCTTTGGAACAGTCGTTAATTGATATTGCGGCTTTCATAGATGAGCGTGGGTTGAAAATTGCTCTGCAAGGTCGTAAGATGATTATTCCTCCTGCTCTTCAGTTTGTAGCTGAAAGGTTGATGGCAAGTAATCTTCGACCAGGAACTGCAGACAATGACATTAACGCTGTCCGAAACATGGGTATGCTTCCAGATGGTTATGTAGTGAATCACTTCTTAACCGATACAGATGCGTTCTTCATTAAAACGGATGCTCCTAATGGCTTTAAACATTTTGAGCGTAGTGCTGTCAAAACTTCTATGGAAGGTGATTTTGATACAGGCAACGTAAGATACAAAGCTCGCGAGCGTTACAGCTTTGGTGTTTCAGATCCACGATGTGTGTTTGGTTCTCCAGGAGCTTAATATGAACTTGAGGAGGGGAATAATCCCCTCCTTTTAATTGCAATCTTTCTGACAGCATTTGCTGACACTAGCCACGACAGGAGATTTTAAATGGCTGTACATTTCACTGGACCAATCCTCTTTGCAGGTAAAGATGGACAAAGACAATGGTTTGAAAACCTGCCTATAGATAGAAACCCTGACTATCTTGTTTATATGGACGATTTTACAGGGGTAACACTTGATGCAACAAATGACTGGACAGTTGTAAAAGATAGTTCAGCCTCGGCCGCTATCGCGGCTGACGTTGTCAATGGTGCTGTGACTTTAAGCTCACAAGCCACCACTGATAATGATGGAGCATCAATACAAGGAAACGAAATATTTGCCGTAAGTTCAGATAGAGATATTTGGTTTGAAACAAAACTTACACCAACAGATGCTGAAGGTAATGCAATGGATATTTGTATTGGCTTGACTGTAAACTTTGCAACTAATCCAGAGGCAATGTTGACAGCGGCTGACAGAATAGTTTTCCAAGTAGATGATGGTGATAGTAACATTGATTGTGTAACCGAGAAAGATGGTACTGCTACAACAACAGATTCTGGTGTTGATATTGCAAGTGGTACAGCAGTAACACTTGGTTTTCATGTCAAAACTACTGGATCGGTTGAATTTTTTGTAAATAGGAATAAAGTAGCTACTCATACAGCAAATATTCCTGATGATGAAAATTTAGCTTTGGGTGCTATGGAACTATCAGGTTCTGCTACAGGTACAAAGTCAATGAACATTGATTATATGTTTGCGGCTCAAACTAGATAGGGGGTAAACAATGGCTAAAAAAGTAAGAGCCAGAACGGATGAAGGCAAATTTATTGCCGATGATCCAGATACCCCACAAAATGAAGCATGGAAAGTAGTAGAGAAAAGTAGCTCTACTACTCTTCCTCCTAAAGGAAGTGCTGAATATAAAGCTATGCTTTTGCGTGGAGAAATAAAGGAGTAATCAATGGCAGATGCTGTAACCTCACAAACGATTATAGATGGTCCAAAAACTGCCGTTTTGAAATTTACTAATATTTCTGACGGATCAGGTGAAGACGCTGTAAAAAAAGTTGATGTCAGTGCATTATCCACAAATGGAAATGGTGATAGTTGTACTAAAGCCACTATTGAAAAAATTTGGTGGCAATGTAATGGCATGAAAGTCAAAATTTTGTTTGATGCTGACACAGATGTTTTTTGTATTGAACTTGGGGAAAACCAGAGTGGTCATCACGACTATACTAGCTTTGGTGGACTTACTAATAATGCAGGAACAGGAGTAACAGGAGATATTATGTTTACAACTGTGGGACATACTTCTGCTGATACATATACTGTTATGCTTCAGGTTAGGAAGGAATTTGGTTAGTGGCTACAAGAGCTGATGTAAAAAGAACTCCCTCTGGTAAAATAAGTTATCGGGGGGAAACTTTTCCTGGATTTAATAAACCTAAGAGAACTCCAG